CGCTTTACGGCCTACTAAGCCTGAGTATACCACAGATATATGTAGGCCGTGTAAAAAACTTTTTAGTACACTCGATACACAGTGTGTGTACAATACAGATCTTGCAGAACAGCAAGTAGGAGGACCAGTAATGGCAGGAATGTGGGATAACGCAAAGACCGAGACAGTGACCGTAGTGTCAACCGGTCAGACCAAGCAACGTAGCTTTACCAAGAGAGAGGACAACTCTCAGGTTGTTTATTACGACCAGTCTATTGTCTTCACTCTCTCCGGTGGAGAGGAGCAGCTTCAGGGCACGTTCCGTTACGGCGAGGGCAAGACTGGGCTTGAGCCCGGTGAGACGACTCAGCTTTTGTGCACCCTGAACAACTATCAGGATTGGGTGCTGAAGCGTCCGTCCGCTGGACAGGGCTTTAACAACGGTGGCAATGGAGGTGGTCCGTCATCTTCTCCGCCCCCGGGGGTGGCCGACAGGCTGAACCGGTCATGGGTGAGGAGATTGCTCGACGGTTCCTCGTCGAATCGTTCGAGTGCTTCTCGGAGCACGGGCTCGACGCTGAGACTTGTCGTGCTTTCTCTCAGTCGATGCTGAAGTATGTGTGTGACGGCAAGGTAGAGAGGGATAACATTCCTTTCTAATAACACCTAGCGTTGCAGTTGCTACCATACAACTCCGCTAGGTAATGGGCAAGGCAATCATCACATGGGATTGTCGCGTGGTTGAGCCGAGGTTCTTGGGATTGCTCTCCACTGACATAAGTGTAAAGCTGTGGAGGATCAGCTAAAGGATATTAACATGGACTCTCCGCAGATTTTTAATTCAAAAGAATTAGTCGTGCTAACAAAGCACGAAGCACGTAAAATCGTGGCCGCATTCGTAGGCCACAAAGTAAGATCAAAGAAAGAACTACAACAACTAGAAGCAGAGGGTGTGTTTGATTTGATACACTCTCTGTCGGAGGCAAGCAAAGAGTGAAACTCACTAATAAGCTGGGGCTTCATAAAGTATTCAAGAAAGCAATCGAAATGACTGCTCTTGATTATGTCCCAGTCGAGAGAGACTTCGGAGTTACCGAGCTGTTGCAGCCCGCACGAGTAGCGGCACTAATTAAGACGTTCGACTCTTCGCTAGAAGAGGACGCGCATGACAAACGGAACGCCCTGTATGGATCAGCGTTCCATAATCTCATGCAACGAGCGGCTCTTGTTACGTGCGGTACTACTTCCCAAGTAGAGAAGCCGCTGTCAGCAAAAGTCGAAGTCGATGGCACTGAGTACACGATTGCTGGTACGCCAGATCTAATTGAAAATGGCGTCATCACTGACTGGAAAACGTGCAAAGTATGGAAGATAGTTAATCAAGATTTCCTGGAATGGGAACAGCAACTCAATATGTATGCGTGGCTAGCAGATAAAAACTCCTGTAAAATCAATGACTTACAGGTGGTGTCATTCATACTGGACTGGTCGGCTGCTGCCGCTAGACGCAACAAGGACTTCCCGCCTACTGGCGTGGTAACAATCCCATTTAATAAGTGGGACTTGCACCTTACCGAATCTTTCATAAAGAGAAGGGTCCGTGAACACGTCAAGGCAAGGGAGGTACTGCCTCTGTGCACCGACGAAGAGATAAAAAGAAAGCCTACCGTGTATGCGGTAACAAAAGTCGGAGCAAGCAGAGCTACTAAGCTATGCTCTTCGATGGAGGAGGCTCAAGATTTCATTGAGCGTACAGCAAACCAAACTCAAATGGAGATCCAAGTCAGGCCGGGAGAGCTAGTTAGATGTGACAGCTTCCCATGTCCTGCGCGAACTGTGTGTGAACAGTATGCCAGCTACAAACGGACGGAAGAGTAAATTAGAAGAGCTATTCCTGAAGCTATGGAAAAAGCTAGGCGATAAAAGATTCAAGATACAAAGAGAGTATTGCGCGATACCTAATCGCAGGTTCAAGATGGACTTCGCTTGGGTTAAGCAGCGCGTAGCTGTAGAGATACAGGGTGGTACTTACATGGGTAAGTCAGCGCACAATACAGGAAAGGGACTGTCTAGAGACTATGAGAAAAACAATCTAGCTATTCAAAACGGATGGGTTGTTATATACCTAGACTCCAAGGCAATAAACAATTTAGGTAAAGAATCCTTAAACTTAGTAAATGAAATACTCAGACGACGATCAAAAGAAATCAAGCTCAAGAGCTTGGGAACGAAGAAAAGCTTGGTTCGGGAAACAGAGACTCCCGATCAACGCCGGGTCGCCCGGAGGCCCGCACAAAACAACAAGAGAAGATCTCAGAAAAAAACAGGAGGAAGATCTAATTGATGAAGAACTCAATGATTGGCTTCGCTATGACCCTCATCCTCGGGACGACGATCCCGGCGATGGCGAAGGGTGATAGCGACTCAGACTCAGACTCGGATTCGGGTTGGAGTTGGGTGACGACTACAAGTAGTAGTACAAGTACGACTACGTGTATCAAACCTACAACGACTACTATCCGAGACTGTCAATGTGAATATGTTTGCGGTGACTTGAACCTTGATGGCGATGCCACCGTAACGGATGCACTACTGCTTATGCAGTATGCCGTGGAGCTGACTACTCCACCCCTGTGCTTGGTCACTGACCAGTGCGTCGTTGATTAAGAGGGGGGGCTTCGGCCCCCCTTTCTTTTGGAGGACTTATGCAAGATATTGATAACCCTTCGCACTATCTTGAGCGCGGAGGTATTGAACCGAGAGACTTTATCGAGTCAAATAATTTCGGCAAGACCGAAGGAGATGTGATAAAACTAATTACTCGCTACCCTTTCAAAGAGATGCCATACAGAGATCTCTTGAAGGCACTGAACTGCATCCAGTACCTTATCGAGCACCTCGATGAGAAGATGGACTTCTATCTTACGCCTTGGGAAAACCAAGACTTTGAGAAATGGATGGAGCACGGTAGGCCGCTGCCTAAAATATGCAGCGTCGTACCAATCAAGAAGGAGGACAAGTAAATGACCGGCCTGGAAATCTATGGAGTAATTATCCTGCTCCATTTTGCAGGATTTCTTTTCATTAGGGCTGCTTCAGACGCACAAGATAGCGCGATTGCTTTGATTGTGTGGGCTATCATGTGGCCTGTTTTCTGGTTCGTGGTTTTGTTTAACCCCGAAGCATACTTGAAGGAGAGGTAAATGGAAGACGGCATTCAACTGAAGGTGCCGCCTCATTCGTTGGAGGCGGAAGAGTCCATCATCGGTGGATGCTTCCTAGACCCCGATTGCTTTGAGCGCATTGCGGGGCAGGTGTCATACTCGGACTTCTATTACGAGAAGAACGCAGTAGTATTCAGAGCAGTATCAGATCTAGCAGGACTGTCTGAGCCTGTCGATATTGTAACTGTCTCTGAACGCCTCAAGATGAGTGGCGACTTGGAGAAAGTTGGGGGTATCAGCGGACTAGCTGAGCAAATGGAGCGTGCTGTAACCACGGCCAACGTCGAGCGTTATGCCGACATTGTGCGTGAGAAAGCCCTGTTGCGTAGGGCCATACAGCGCGTAGCTGAGGTGACAGATCAGCTTTATTCCACGAGCGAACCCCCTTCCGTTCTGCTCGACAGAGCAGAGTCCGCCCTGTTTGAGATCGGTGGTCGGAAGCAAGACGTTTGCTTCAGTAAGATCGACTCGCTAGTGGTACCCGCTGTCGAAAGACTAGATGAAATTCTAGAGAATCCATCGGCAGTGACTGGACTAGAGAGCGGTTTCGATTCGCTTGATTGTTTGACGGCAGGGTTTCAAAGAGGTGATCTCATCATTGTGGCAGCACGACCCAGCATGGGGAAGACTGCCCTTGTCCTTAACATGGCCGAGAATATATCGGTTCCTCGTAGCTTAACTGAGGCTTCTAGTCATTCAGTAGGCATATTCTCCCTTGAGATGGGCAAGGAGCAGCTCGTGCAGAGAATGCTCTGCTCTAAAGCAGAGATAGATATGTACGATCTCCGTGCGGGTAGGTGCACACCCGACGACAAACGTAGGATTGCGATGGGCAGTGGCATGATAGGGGAGGCTGAGATATTTATTGACGATACTCCTTCCATCAGCGCAACTGAACTGCGGGCTAAGGCTCGGAGAATGGCTAGGTCATCTCGTAATGGCTTGGACCTGATTATCGTAGATTACCTACAGCTTATGCGGGGTGCCGGATCAGAGCAGAGTCGTGAGCAGGAGATAGCTAACATCTCCCGATCTCTCAAGTCACTTGCGAAGGAGCTTCATGTTCCTGTGATAGCTCTGTCTCAGCTTAATAGGTCCGTGGAGGCCCGTGTGGACAAGCGTCCATGCATGGCGGACCTCAGGGATTCCGGCCAGATAGAACAGGATGCTGACGTAGTAATACTCATCTACCGTGATGAGGTGTACAATCCTCAGACATTATCACCGGGCGTTGCCGAGCTATTGATAGCCAAGCAACGCAACGGTGCTACTGGGGTTGCAGAAGTAGGATGGAATGCTAAGTACACGAAGTTTACTAATAGGTAGCCTGATTCTAGCGACTTCTACTGTGGCCTGCTCAACGAGCAGGTCGCAGTGGGATCGCACTGACAAAGCACTAGCCGCGGTCATGGTTGCCTGCCAAGCAGCAGACACGGCTACGACTTGGGTAGCACTTGACGATGGGCACACCGAAGCTAACCCCACGGTGCCAGAAAACAAAGCAGCTTTAGTCGGAGTAAAGATAGGAGCAAGTTTAATCATAGGGGGTATTGCATACGCAATGCCCAATCGCACTGCGCGAAGAGCCACCCTCGTGGTGGGTGCGCTAGCAGGGTGTGGCCCTGCGGCGTGGAACACTAAGGTTATAGTAGATGAATAGTAAGTTAAATAGCTTTGAAAGAAACAACCAAATCATAGAATACTTTGAGCCACCTAACGTGGCTAATTCTGAATACAGACAGGGCCATGAGTATTGGCCTAAGATGCCAACGATTAAAAGAATCCAGAAAGAAGCAGCCAAGGTAGGAGCTGAAGTAGTAATAAAAGAACAGGAGTATTTCACTAGACAGCGCCACGTTTACGTGGTAAGACACCCGGAGGGCATCACTTATCACAACACGGCTAAGGGCGTTCGTGATAGGATACTCTTGCTGAAGGCAATGAAAGAATACGATGAGTCTGTCTGAAACACAATATCACCGCCGCATGGCGGACAAAGGAGAATGGAAATCATGGGTGTATTTGATCGTACATCGGATGGAGGTGAATCCATCGAAGCCTATCTACAAGAACTCGATGAACTACAGGGTAGTGGCTACGCCGCCCGCAGATACCCTAGTAGAGTCATGTTCGGGACAATGGTATTTGACGACGA